TTTACAACCACGCCAACCATTTCTACCCTCTACTAAATCTTCATCTTCGCCTTGCCAATGGAGAACGTGTCTACCTGGCTCAACAACCGACTTACCTTCATTAGAGGTATCTACATTAAAATTACTTAAATCCATTTTTTACTCCTATTTAGATTAACCTGGATCGTAAGAAGAATAAGTATTTAGATACTCATTCAAGTCCTCACAATCCTTTTTTAAATCAGCAAGCCTATCGTAGGTTTCAACTGGATAAGACTCAGCTTCAAAATCAACTTTGGTTAATAATGAATCAAGTCTTGCAGTTATCCTGTCCAAGTCTCGCTGTACCACGTCTATATCAGATAAGATACTCACTTCAACATTTCCTCACGGATTGTATTCCAATCCATTGGTAATTCGTCTGGTAAGTTATATCTGTTCTTTGCAAGAAAAGCTGGGTCGTTATTGGTATAGATGATTCTATCGCCAGACACAGTTTTAGTAGTCATACCACTTTTACCTTGCACCTTAATAGTTCCTAACTTCTTAGCTGCAAAAAAGCACGCATCAGAATGTTCCAACAATAATGCTGAAGCTTTCTTATGAAGTTTAAGAGAATATCTATCGTAAGCTTCGATTCGTGGATCTTCCACTTTTCTAACTTCACTATGACATATCTGGAATATCATCATTCCTTTATCTCTTAGTCTATTAAGTTTTTCTACATACTCACCCCAATATCGAAGTGTCTCTGCATAACCTTTACCATAGCTAGGTTGATCTATTGATTTCCAGCTATTATCTTCACAAACTTTATCCCAAAGTAATCGTTCAAACCAATCTAATGAATCAACACAAACAGTTTTATATTCATGTTTCTCATTATAAAGTTCATCTAAATTATTCATTACATCAGAATATGTTTTACATGGTATATGATCCATTTGAATCTTACCTAAACCATCTTCAACGTCTAACATAATTGGGTTTCTAGTTTGTGATGCTAAATAAGTTTTACCAACAGCAGCTTCACCATGAACAATAATTCTTGGTGGCTTTTGTTTAGTCTTTTTTCGTATATCAGCTAAACTCATTTAGGCACCTCAATCTTTTTTTCCTCTACTGGCTCTAATATGTTTTTCATACGAGCCTCGTAAGATGAAAGTAAAGTATTTAAGTCATCTATATCGTTGTTAGCTTTGACAATAAAATCATCTCTGATTTGTTTTTTCTCTTGCCAACGAATATATAATTGCTTTGCTTCATCTGGCATATCATTTATTTTATGTTCCTTGCCATCATCAGCGAACTTAACTGTTGGTTCATCAACAGCTTTATCTTTTTCACTCATTAGTTTCTCCTTTATTATATTGTTTATATAAATCGCAGATGCTTCTTGCGTTACAAAAGCGACAATGATCCCCATAAACAAATACAGGGTTTTCCTCCAAGCACGCATCCACACGCGGCTTTAAGAAATCGTAGGCCCAATCCACCAAAAACTCTGCGGTGGTAGTCCATGTCTTGATAGGTCCGCCACCCCATGTTGCGCGAGGTTGGACTATTGTAATCTCTACTTCAGTATCTTCATTACCATAACGAGATAATGCACCTATTGCATATATCATGGCTTGTTTGTTGTGTTCTGGACTAACAGGATATTTACCTGTCTTTAAATCTATCACGCACATTTTATGTGGAGTGATTATTAATGCATCTGCATAACCGTATAAATCTTCTGATATTTCTTGGCATCTAACTTTTTGTTCTACTAATAGTTTGCCGTTTAATCTTTTTGCTCTGTCTTGCACATATTCAACATAAATCTTTGCACAATCAATCATGTCTTGGTCGACTTCTATTTCAAAATCTTCTACATATTCTTTTTTACCAAGCCAATAATCTTCAAGTGTTACATCAACCAAGAATCCCTTTAAGAGTTGTTCTGTCATGTTGTGTATTAATGTACCAACAGCGGCTGGTAAACCGACTTGATAATCAACCTTGGCTGCCAATGTTGGCATACCAGGGCAATTAGTCCACTTTTCAGCTGCTGATGGGCTAAGTTTGGCGTGCTTCATGTGATACCCTTGCTTCTTCCTCTGCTCTTATGATTTCGTCAATATCATATAAAATTTTACCGTTAAGGTTTAGATAGTCTGGCCCAATCTTCTTTGCGCGCCATCCCTCTATCGTTCTTGGAGATCTACTCCACCTTTGAGCGAGTTGTTTAGTATCAAGAAAAGTTTTTTCTTTTTCCATTTAATCTCCCTTTTTGTTTTGATTTGTTATAATATATATGTAAATGTACTTGAATACAACAGTTAATTTAAAAAAAGGAGTAAAAATATGTCGATAGACGATATAAAAAAAGAAGAATGGGATCGAGTTCGTAAAGAAGGACAGGATAATGTAACTGATATAAAACCAGATATGGTTAATAAACCAGCACATTACCAAGGAAAGATAGAGTGCATAGAACTAATCAGAGATAGAGTTGGTTCAAAAGGATATGCAGCTTACTTAGAAGGTAACATCTGGAAGTATTTATATAGACATAAGAATAAAGAAGAGAACATACAAGACTTAAAAAAATGTCAATGGTATCTAAACGAGTTAGTTAGATATTACGAGGAGTTGTAGGGATTTACCAAGGAGGTAAACATGAACTTATATGAGTTTGATGATCGAATCTTAAAAGAAAGAAACGGAAGAAAACCTATATATGTAAACAAACACCTTGCAGAAAAGTTTAAAAACTTTTGTAAGAGTGAGCAGAAAAAACCACATGAAGTGGCTGAATATCTAATATCATTGGGTATGAACTCTGCTAAATACTATGAAGAACCTAAGGTGTCTGTTGACATCGAAGCTCTTTAAATAGGTTTTTGACATTAGTAAGCGAGTCCATCGCTTGCATCTCTTCGTCTTTAATAGTTTTCTGTTTGCTTCCGTCTGGAAAAGTAAAGAGAACTTTTTGTGGGTCTAATGCAACCAAGGCATAAACATCTATTGAGCCTTTGTCGTATTCTCTTTTCTTGGTAAAAGAACCACGCCTAAAGTCATATTCCCATGATACTCTGTGGTTTCTTATCCTAGATTGTGTTTTAACCTGGCACTTATATAGCTTATGGTCAACATCAAAAATGATGTCTGCCTCTGCACTATGCGGAACGATAACCACAGTATCAGCATATAAAGAAAGTAGCGAGGCTACTAGGTACTCTCCAGATCGGCCAACTCTTTCCGATTGGCGTGGCATAAGGTTATTTTAATCCTTCGGTAATTTTACTTTCTTTAATATAATCTTTTAACTGATCTTGTCTATCTTTCAATATTTCAAGATATTTTTCTTGCAATCTTTTTCTTTCTTCTGAAGTTAAATTTTTATCTTTCAAGACTTTGGTTCTTCTAGCTTTTATTCTTGAAATCTCATTACGCATAAATTTAATATTAGTTGCTCTGCTTTGTTCTGGGTCAATTGGATATATATTTGTACCAACCAATCTTAAAATTGCTTGTGTCTTAGTTACTTTAGGATCTCCAAATTTATTTACATCTTTATTAATTGATTGTAAAAGTTTCCCAGCAAAACCAATATCTGTTAGCCATGTAGGGGCTGCCATTCTATAAGCATATAACATCATATCTGCTAATTGTTTTGATTCAGGATCATACTCATTAACAATTTCTCTTTTTGTAAATGGGTCTATATTTGTTTGTATAGCACTAATTGTTTGTGGTAATGGTCCACCAAACACACCAGATTTAGATAAAGCTTCTTGTAGTTCTAATTCTTTTACGTCTTTAGCCATACCTGTAAACATTGCATAAGGTAAGAAATAACTAAAATCTAACACCTGCCATTTATCGTTTTCATCTTTAATAGGTAATATTAAAGCATTACCGTTATCTCTTATCCATTCAGGCATGGATTGTTTTATTGTTTTAATATCTTCTGATGTAATCCCTTGATATTGTTTTACTATTTCGTGCATACCATAAGGTATAGCTAAATAAGGTACATATCTTTCTGGGTATCTAATAGCTGTTTCTAATAAATTTGGTAAAACTTTGTAATAATAAGTTAAGAAAGGAATACCAACTGGTGCATTTCTTAAATATCTTACTGATGGTGGAACCAAGGAATAATCAAATAATGTTTCTTGCGCTCTTAAAGCAGCGGTTGCCTCATCTGCACCTTTAGACATTTCATCAATAATTTTTGCTGTCTTACCAACTATTTCCATTTTTTGATAAGCATTAGTTCCTATTTCTGATATAGCGCCACCAATATATTTTATTCTATCTACAATGTTTCCAGTCTCTTTTGCTTTTGCTTTTAAATATGCTTTATTAATATCAATCATTTCTTGTCTTGAAAATGTTGAATCTAATATTCCATATTTTTTTGCTATATCTGTATAAGGACCATTCTGTCTCATATCATTTAAAGCTTGACTTAATCTTGTTGGTATTTTTCTTAAAGGTATACCAGAAAGGTTTAATAAAATAACATTAGAAATACCGTTACGAACTTGTGATGGTGGATTCAAAGCAACCTTACTCATTTTCCATAGTTTTGTTGCTTGGGTTATTGTTCCAGAATCACCCAATACAGATTTTGCAAAGTTATCTTTTGGGTTTATAAAGTCACCAGCAGAAATTAAATCATCATATATTTCTTTTCTTATATATGAACCTCTTAAAGAACCGTATTGTTTAGCATTTGGTACTTGTTTATATAATCGTAAATCTGATTTCTTAATATTAAGATTAGCCTGGTCTATTAAAGCATCCATTGATTCTACAATTTTTTTATCTTTTTTAGGTCTTATTTTTTTAACAATTTCGTTTGCAATTCTATCTCTTTCTTCAGCCATCCAAACAGGACTGACATTTTTACCTTGAAAATCAATTAAACCAGATTGTATTGTCCATTTGGGATCTTTTGCTATTTTTTCAAACAAACTATATTTAACAATATCAGACATAGGATCTTCTATTGCTTTTGAACCTTGTAAAGATATATCTTTTACTTCACCTAAAAATTCTACAGTTGCATCATCAAGGTCTTTTCTTGATTTTGTATAATCCATTCTTCCTTTTTTATCTAAATATTTAAGATACATTTTTGGAAGATATGATTCTTTATTTACATCAACCACATCTTTAGAAAGAATATTTGCTTTTACTAAAGACTCACCTACAAAATCTATAGATTCTCTTAGCTCTTTTGCTTGTGATCTTACAACAGGATTTTGTATGCTTTTAAGATTAGCTTTTTTTGTTAAGTATTGTCTTACAGCAAAATTATCTTCAGGACTTAATCTTGCAAAAGTATCATAAACATCTCTTGTAACATCTCTAACCTTTTGTAATTTACCAGTTGCCAAACCACGCAATGTTAAATATTTATCTTGGTCAGGTAATGTTTTAAGAGGTTTATATTTAATAAAAGGTCTTTTAAGAAAATCTATTGTTTGTGTTGCAACCTTTTGATAATTTTTTCCTAATAAACCAGACGCTATTTCTTCAGAGGAAACTTCTGTATCTGGTATGGGTTCTGCTATTTCTTGTAACTTTTGTGTAAGCGGTGCTTCTTGTTGTGTACTTGGTTTTAAAGTTTGCTCAGCTTCTCTTGTTATTTCTTTTTGTACTATCGGCTGTGTTTCTTTTTCTATTTGTTCAACATCAACATTTTCTTTTTGTAATGTTGGCTCTTCTCTTTGTGCTATTTGATTTAATTTTGATCTGGCAGCTATGTTAGTTCCAATACCACCTATAACACCACCCAATCCAGCACCAGCTGTTGCACCTACAGTTGCTGCTTTTGCAGATTCTCCTAAATCAAAATCTTCTTGTACTCCAGCATTTATTCTTGCAGTCTGTCTTAAAGCGTTATCAGCTGTTGCATAAACAGCACCCTCCATTGAACCTATTTTTGCACCCTGTTTTAAACCAGCTTTAGTACCTTGTTTTACACCCTCTTTGATAGCTTGTTTTACAGCCTGTGCGCCAGCAGTACCAACACCCAATGTTCCAAGACCAACATAAGTTGTTGGGTCTGTAGCTAAACCTTTTAATAATCTACCTGCTCCAGACCAACTAGCAGATTTTTTATCATACATATCCATAAGCGTAATAAAATCTTGCTTCTGTTTGTCTGTAGCATCTTTTAATTGGTTTGCTTCAACGGTCATTTGAGGCAAGTTATAGTTAAACCTACCCATATAATCTAAACCGTATTCAGCATAATCTTGGTCTGTTTCTAAATCTGGTGCATCTACACCCTCATTCCATTTATAAATAGATTTAGATGCTTCAATCCATTTAGGATCTTTTTTAACAACTTCTTCTGTTAATTTTACTTGTTGAGGTAGGGTTTCTTGAACAGGAGCTATTTGTATTTTTTGCTCGTTATATTCTGAAAATATATTATCTAATTGTTCTTTTGTTGGAGGTTTCTCACCAGTAATCTTTAGAGTTACTCCGTCTTTATTTGTGACTGTGTAGGTGGGCATATTAACCCTCTGTTATTGTATAACCTGGTATTGAAAAAGTAATAGGTTTATCTTGTTCAACTTCTATTTCTTCAGTTTTTCCATAAAAACTATCTAATATTTTTATTTGTTGTTCTATATCTTCTTTAGAATATGGCTCACCAGTTAAAGGATTAACTTGTTTTATTAGATTTGCAACAACCTCATTTCGCAATTGCTCTTTGTTTTTACCTTGTCTTATACCAATTAAAGCAGCTCTTGCTATTTGTATTTCTTCTGGCGTTCCTGTTTTTTCTATTTCTTGATAAGCACGAAGATTTTTTTGAGCAGCAGTTAAATCTTCCTTTGTTGGCTCATAAGTTTGCATCAAAGTTTGAGCTTTGGTTTGCACATTTAATGACTTTAATAAATCTTTTTGTGATTGCGGTAAATTAGATTTATCAATAGCATCATCTAATTTTTTATTTAATTCTGCTTGTTTTTTTTCTTGCTCTGCCATTTGCATTTGCTGTTCAGCAAATTGCACTCTTCTAGGATCACCAGATAATATAGCAGATGACCTGCCTAAACTTCTTTGTAAAGCAGACAGTCCTTCACTTCTACGTCTTGCAGCCTCTTCTGGTGATACTTGTTGCATAGGGTCATAACCACCAATTTTGGTTAGACCTCTGCCAATTCCTTGGCTTATACCTGTAAAAAAATCTTCTATTGCCATATTTCTATCCTAAAAACCTGGTAAACCTGTTCCTGCGCCTGGTAATATTTGTGGTAAATTAACTTGTGGCAATGGTTTTGGTTGATACAAATTAGTAAACATTGGTGCAGCTGTTTCAAAAAGACCTAAACCAGCTTGAAACTTTTCTAAACCACTCGGTTTATAACCACCAGTTTCTGTAATTGTTGGTTGTACACCACTTACACCAGTTGCTAATAAACCAAGCTGTTGTTGTGGATAAGCCAATGCTCTTTGGAACTCGCCTCTTTGCGCTCCGATAGCTTGTTGTTGTAGTGCTTGTTGTTGCTGTCCTATGCCGCCTAGTAAACCAAGTCCTTGTAATTGTTGTCCAGCTAAACCGCCTAGCAAACCTGCTTGTTGTTGTCTTGCTTGTAATTCAAATTGTGGTGCAAACTGTGCCATTTGCATTTGTCTTGCAATATCAGACTCAGCAGATCTTAAAGCTTGACCGTAACCTCTTTCTCTTTGTTCAGCGGCTGTTCTTGCCATAACTTCTGCAAAAGGT